TGCTTGTGTCGCAAACGCCGTGGTCGGCTAGCTTTCCCGCAACAGGCTATGATGGGGTGAGTAGCAGAAGGATAATTGAAGGTGCTTCTGGTTCTAATAACGTAAACAATGGCCCGTGGGTTGTTTTTTGGACTCAACAGTCCGACAACACAATAGGATGGCGCGGTTCTTCTACTGGGAATGGCGCTCAATCTGATTTTACAACTACGTATGGCACTGGCACATATGGAACTCCCGCTGCTGTTAGATTTTTTAATAGCCAATTTTGGATGATCACACAGAGCGGATATGTTTTTAGCTTAAATGCTTGGAACGGCACGTTAACGTATGTAACTCGCATTGTTCCTAATGGCACTTTTATAGGACTTACTGTTGTCAATAGTCGCCTTTGTGCAATTGACACACATGATGGCTCTGATCGTATGATTTTCTCAACAGACGGAATTAGTTGGGGAACATCATCTGTATCCTATTTGTCCGGCCCTTTAGGAAGTTCTAATTCCCCATGCGTCGCCTCAAGCGGCTCTGTTGCAGTTATTAGTTGCAGCTACTCTCGCCAAATTGTTACTAGCTCAGATGGCGAATCATGGGGAACTGCTTCTATTGGAGCGATTCGTGCGTCCAATGTTAATGGAAATATTCTGCTTCAAACTCGTAAGCCTTATGCGGCTAACGCCTTTTATGATAAATGGCATGGGACAATTTCTGTTACGAATCCGACCATATCGTCTGGCTTTGTAAAGGTTGCTAGCAACCCCCAAAGCGCATCTGTTTTCACTTTGCAAAATTCAATTGTTTTTTCAAATAGCTCATATTTGTTTTCATCGCCATTTGCGTTGACAACATCTCTGTCAATTGCGCCTGTAACTGCTGGGGTTAGCACAACGTCAATAAATGGTGCGACATTTATGTCCGCAACCAATTATGCAGTAGCAAGTTCTGGATCGGCTACCGTTGTTGCTGATGTACGCCCAAGTTCAGGAACAACTTACAAAATTGGGTATCTTGCCAATGTTAACTTTGCACGTTCTGTCGCTGCTGTAGCGGCGTCTATTCTGGAGATTTCTTGATATGACAAAGACCTACACAATTATTCTTGCCGATCACGATATTGAAAATCTTGTATATCCAGCGTTTGACAATTCGGCTCAACCGCTAGGATATCAGGCTAAAACGCTTATTGAGGCTCAGGTAATTGCTCAGGATGCAGCAATCGCCACAGCGCAGGATGCAGAGGCCTCAGTAAGCGAAAGTGAGGACGCTGCGGTTATTGACGGAGAGGTACAGGCAGCACCAGATGTCGCTACCTAAAGCAGAGCGCATTCGGTATGGTTCGGCAAAAGTTGTTATTTATGATTTTGCTGACCCCGCCGACTGTCTGCCAATGCACAGACACGTTCTTGATTTAGAGCAAAATCATATAACAATTGTCGCTAGAGGTTCTTTTGTTTGCAAGGGGTCTGGATGGCAAAAGAAGTTGGTTTCCGGTGATATTGTGGCATTTGAGCCGGAGCAGTGGCACGAACTTATTGCACTAGAAAACAATAGTAGAGTTATAAACGTAATTACAGGTCCAATAGGAACGCCGGAACGCGAACTAGTTACAGATCAACAAAGGTGATGGATATGTTATTGTATCGGCAAGTGTCGCGTGATATTACGAATCAAGCTGATCCATTCAACTGGCCTGTATCACCATGAGCATACATTCAATACTGAATCATTTGGGGGATAACGTGAAGCACATCGCTGACGGCTTGGCGGTTGCGGCTGCTTTTGGTACTTTGGTGCAGTTTCTGCCGCCATTGGCATCTCTGTTGACTATATTTTGGATGACGCTACGCATTTACGATTGGTTTGAAGCAAGGCTCTCAGGGGAGAGTTTGCCAAAAGATTAGGATTAATAATGCCCGTTCAATTTAAAATTGACGAGAACCTATATCAATATGCTACACCTCGCCAAAAGGAAGTTCTTGAAGCCATAGAACGTCTTGGCAGTGCTAGGGCAGCGTCTATCGAACTGGGCATAAATATAGGTGGTGCAAGCGATGCTTACATTGCTGTCAAGAAAAAAGCCGCAAGATTCGGTTACGCCCCCGATCATGACTTCACGCGAACAGTGCCAGAAGGCTATGTCGCTAAGGGCGTTTCGACTTATTACAACGCTGAAGGCAAGCCAGCAGGGCAGTGGGTAAAGGCATCACTTAGCCACCAGGCTCTGGTAGAGGCCATGAAAGAGGCCATTGATGGCTTTAAGGATCAGATAGACCCAGCAAGCGTTATTGCTGCCCCAGCGGCCTCTGAGGAGCATTTGTGCAATCTCTACACTTTCACTGACTATCACCTTGGTATGCTGGCGTGGCATAAAGAAGGCGGCAGCGATTGGAGCATTGCCATCGCTGAGAAAACGATTCTGGCTGCGCTTGTACAGATGGTCAATCAAAGCCCAAGTGCGCACACGGCAGTACTAAATATCCAGGGCGATTTTTTGCATACGGATGGCAAAACGCCAGTAACACCAGCTTCAAAGCACGTTCTGGATGCAGATAGCCGCTTCCCTAAAATACGGCGCTCCGCGATCCGAATCATCCGCTCATTGGTGGCAATCTCTTTAAGCCGCCATCAAGAGGTGCGCTTGATTATTGCTGAGGGTAACCACGACGAGGAAAGTGCTGGATGGCTGTCAGACCTGTTTGCTGTGCATTACGAAGAAGAGCCTCGCGTTACTGTCAATGACAGCGTGTTGCCATTCTATGTGCTTGAATGGGGCAGCACCATGCTGGGCATTCACCACGGTCATAAGGTCAAGAACGAATCCCTACCGCTTCTGTTCGCGGCACAGTTCCCGCAAGAGTGGGGCCGCACTACTCGGCGCGAGATACATTGCGGTCACCGACATCACAGGGATGAGAAGGAATATAATGGCGTTACGGTGGTGCAGCACCCAACTTTGGCAGCTAGGGACGCCTATGCAGCCCGTGGCGGGTGGATTGCAGATCGTGCAGCCTGGGCTATAACATACCATAAAAAGTACGGAGCCGTAGGGCGCGTAATGATTACAACTGAGATGTTAGAGGATGTATAATATGACTGACGCAATAAACCCATCACACTATCAAGACCACCCTTCTGGAATTCAGTGCATACAGATCACTGAACATATGAATTTCTGCCTTGGCAATGCCATCAAATATATTTGGAGGGCAGGGCTTAAAAATAATGCTATAGAAGACTTAGAGAAGGCTAGGTGGTATCTGGACCGCGAGATAGAAAAAATGTATAAAGCCAGAGAAAATATGTGAAGGGAACTGAAATGAGTTTTTTAAACGGCTTTGAGAGCAAGGAAGATGGCGTCAACGACACCATTGAGTTTGTTGTGCGCGTGGCAATTATTACATTGTCGGCAGTTATCCTTGTTGTTGTATTGGCGCTTGTAGTTGGCCTATTTGTGTCGAACGATATTGTAGATAGCGCAGCAATTCTTGAAGTCGTTAATCCTGCTTTTCAGACGATCATAGGGGCATTTGTCGGGCTACTGGGCGGCTTGAGCCTTAATGCCAATGCCCGTGACAAGGAAGAACCCGTTGAGCCTGAACCAGCGCCAGCCCCAATCGTTGACTTGGAAGATGATGAGATGGCTCCTTGGGAAATGTATCGCAACGACCTTCGTTATGATACTAACAGCGATGGCGTGGTTGATGAGGCTGACTTCCCTAACTGGCGCAATTTGGAGGCGTAAATGGCCGGAGAACTCTCCACCGTTGAGATGATTGGGCAGCTTTGGCCCATCGTTCTAGCGTTTATCACTCTGACGATTATTCTTGCCAAGATGGATGTCCGGCTTGGTGTTGCAGAGGAGAAGATCAAGACGCTCTTTGACTTATGGAATAATCGGAAGGACGATAAATGAGCCTTATAAACCTTCAACAGAAAATAGGGGTAACAGCAGATGGTGCGTTCGGTCCTGGAACATTTAAAAAAGCTGCGGCATTCTATAAGCTTTCGCCGGATCGGGCAGCGCATTTCTTTGCTCAAACAGCGCATGAAAGTGGCGGCTTCAAAGCTTTTAGCGAGAACCTTAATTATAGCGCGAAAGGTTTACGCGGTACTTTTGGTAAGTATTTCCCGAATGAAGCAATTGCTAGGGCGTATGAGCGACAGCCAAAAAAAATCGCTAATCGGGTATATGCAAATCGCATGGGCAATGGTGATGAAGCGTCTGGCGAAGGATTCGCGTACAAAGGACGGGGGGCGCTCCAATTAACTGGCAAGGCGAATTACCAGGCGTTTGCAAATTATGTTCGTCGCCCTGACATTATGGACAATCCCGATCTGGTAGCCACTGAACTGTGCTTTGAGAGCGCATTATGGTTCTTTGACCGTAACAGGCTGTGGGGCATCTGCGATCAAGGCACAGGCGATGCTGCAATCCTTGCGCTGACAAAGCGCATAAATGGTGGTACACATGGTCTGGATGACCGCAAAGCAAAGACTAGGAAGTATGCAACATGGCTTTAATTCCTAACCCCATGATGCTGTATGCACTGGGAGGCGCTCTTATTCTTGGCGCAGCCTCTGGATACAAAGTGCGCGATTGGCAGTGCGATGCAGCTTTTGCAAAGGCGCTGGAGAAAGCTGAAAAGCTAAGGGTCAAAAAACAAGAGGCAGTAGATGATGTTTCGCAAACCTACGAATTTGAACGAGATCAAGCCAATGTGGTATCAACAGAACGAACAAACACCATTCGTGAAATATACAAAACGGCTCCTGCCGTTGCTGCTGATTGCGCTGCTCCTGATGCTTTGCGCGGGTTGCTCGAAAGCAGTGTCAGTGACGCCAATGCCGCTGCCTCCGGCAAATCTGGCGTCGAAGTGTCCAACACTAAATAATCCGCCAGCCGTTCTGATCGATCCAGACCGTGGGCTGTGGGAGGCAGACATCATTGCTAAGTACACAGATTGCAGCGTCAAGCATCGCCTGACAGTGCAAGCATGGGAAGAGGCAGTTAAGATTCGTTAGGGATCAGTCCCACCAATCTTCTTCCATTTCTTTGCGATCTTCTGCGGTTGTCTTTGG